CCTGCTCTTAATGCTGACGCGATGGCTGGTGTCGTTCGTCGATACAAGGATCATGATGGTGTGAAGATCTGTGCTTACATTCGAGTCGTTGAACTTAATGAAGACTTATGTACAATCGAGACCAGAAGACGTGATGAATTGGAGTTTGACTTTGTTCACACGTGGACATTTACAAAAGAGGATGCTCAAGCTCGTGGACTATTGAATCAACGTGCATGGAAGACAATGAGAAAGTCAATGCTCCACAAGCGTTGTCTCACTGCTTTATTACGTGCCATCTATCCCGAGATCATTGGTCAAGCTTACTCACCTGATGAACTTGCTGAGAACATGATCAAGGATGAGAAGCTGAGAGATGAGATCATGTTTGCAAGTGCAGAGGGAACAAGACCACCACAAGAAGCAAACGTATAAATAAGAAAGCCCCCTCGAGGAGTGCGAGGAGGCTACTGTCAGACCACGAGTATATTTAACAATCATAATCAATGTTCATGGGGAAAACATATGATCCCCCTTATAATAAGCTCCCCCCCTTGAATGTCAATTAAAATCTCACTTCACATTGACCAGCAGAGCAAGCCGGATCAAGAACAGGATTCTCACCCTCTCCCCCAACAAAGAGATTGACATCACTCCAATCAATGGATGCAAGATCATTCCAAAGCTTCTCAGAGTCATCTCCCTCAACTACTGTTTGATATGGGGCCATCTCATACTTGTGATCAGCAACATACCCAAGGAGAGCAACTCCTCTTAATGCTTCTCTATTGGTCCATATGAATGAAGCAACATCATCCCATTCATCTTCCTTGACTGTACAAGTATTACTTACATTGTGAGTCAATCCCTCAACTCTTGTCTGAGCTGAACCAGGTGCAATCCAATTCTCATATACAAGCTTGACTCTCTCAAGGTGATCAAGTGCTTTTGATGTTTCACGTGAAACACTTCCAACAGGAGCCGAGCAAGCGAATGAGATGATCCCTGTATTGTCATCATAGTCATGACATGCTTGAGGCACCTTGATCAAAAGCTCTTCCCATATGGGATTGACCTTTGAGATTCTCATTCTTCTGATGTACTTCTTGGCGTGATGTGGATGGATGCCTGAAGAGATACCACCTGCAACAGTTGAAGTGTTGCCACTTGGTTTGATGCAGGTCGTTCTTGATGCTGAGTTGATTCTGATCAGATCTGCAACTCGACGATTCTCTTGATTGACAATCTCTGCACCTTGTCTCAATACGTCCGGACGAAATGACAATTCATTCTCACACATGCCAGTCATACTCACACCAATGAGAGCTTCTCTTTCGAGGATGGATTGAGTTGGGAATGCCAAGTATCCAGTCTTAGTGTAGGAGGCTTGAAGAGTTCCGATGAATGAGGCTGCCTTGCAAGCTTCAAAGAATTGTCCCATTGTTTTATTTTTTGCCATGTTGATCTCTGTCAAGTTACAACCTTGCCATCCAGAGATGTATGTATATGATCCACTCTTCTCATACATCTCTTTCATCTCAAGCATATCAATCGTAATCTCATTTACGATGTCACCATGAGAGTCACGAACCAAGGTTCCAAGCAAACCAATCTCTGCGCATGGATTCGTCCCATGTTCATGACTCTTAAAGAATGCCACACCAGGTTCCCCCCATTCCTTGGCAGCATGAACGATATCATTGACAATCGTTTGTTGTTCTTGACCATCGAGCTTTATTCCTGCTGAGATGTTTGCATAAGCTCTCTCAGGATGAGTCCTCCACCATTCACCTTGTTTTGCTGTGACCATCTCATGATCATCTTGATCGAAGATAGCTATTGATGCAGATCGACGAACACCACCACTCAACACGGCCTCGCTCAAGTACATGACAAGATCAAAGCAGTCAATAGGATGGAAGCGTTGATCACGTGAAACCATTTCTCTCAATCGTTTGCGAATCTTTTCAAGTGCAATCTTCAAGGGTTCATGACCTGGTGAACGTCCTCCGGATGAGATGATTGATCCTTTTGCTCTGATCATCGAGTAATCAAACTCAAGCTCTTTGTCATGTTCAATGTTGTAATACGATCCAAGTGAATATGATTCAACGAGTTGCCAAGCCGCATTCGCCCATCCCTCAATTGAGTCTGCAATCGGCCAATGTTTAACCGGTCTTTTTTGCCAATGTTTCTCACTGATGAGAGGAGGGAGTTTGTCAGTATGTTGTCGACGTATTGAGAAGCCTGTACCACATCCACTCAAAAGCAACCAGAAGACCTCACCAAAGAATCGAAGACGGTCACAAGTTGAGAAAGTACAATTAAACATCCTCATGTTATTTCGTTCAATGGGACGGCCTCCAAACTGCATTGATCTTTGACTTGGAAAGACACGTTTCTCTCTCACCATATCGAAAGCCCAACGAATATCATCTGAGATATCAGTGAGGTTTCTTTCAAACTTTTTCAAGTGCATTGCTTCAACTCGATTAACAGCTTCCTCCCATGTTTCACGGCCTGTCTCTGTTGGCTTTGCGTATTGTGCAGCAAAGCTCACACGCCCCAAGATTTCATTTTGCATTGTTTCTCCTTTTATAATTGGATTCAATCAGATTATAAAAGAAACAAGCGAGATTCAATTGTTAGTTAAATTCTTTACTGAGGTATCGATTCGAGTGAGTGTCACTTTGATGTCATCGAGTTGCTCTTGAATCTTATCAAAGCGAGATTCAGTTGACCTTGATTGCTGTTCTAGTGTGTTTACTTTTTGTTTTAGTTGACCAAAGTCCTCGGCTGATTTAAGTTTGTCTTTCAAAAAAGACATATACGCAAGCACGACACCCGCGATTGAAATAAAAGATGCGATTGTACTTGCACTTAATTCCATGATGATTCTCCAGGAGCAAAAGATGAATTATAAATATATCGTATCACTTATATCAAATAAAAGCATTATAGCAATATTGAGCTTGATGATCGTTGTTTCATATCTTGCATATCAAAAAGGATTGCAACATGGATTCATTCCAAAGGAAAAGCTTTGCATGACTGAGATCGTGACAGTTGATCAATGCAATAATGACTTGATTCAGTTGCAAAAAGAACATACCAAGAGCTTAATTCAATGCAATACAAATTGTCAGATTGACACATGCAAGCCGATATGCACCAAGCAGACAACCAAGGCTCTTGACAATTATAAAAAACTTACAAAAGAGTTGAAATGTGGTGACTTGAAATGATGCCTCTCCTTGTACCCATGATGTTTCTTGCCACATTAACACAGATTCAAATCAGCCCAACTCAACTCATTCAAGGAATCGTGATCAAGGAAGATAGTATCATTGATCAAGATTACATTGCTCTATATCCTGACAAGTGGGTCCTGGTCAAAGGATTGATTGAGTCAGCTGATGGAGAGTGTAAGAGCATCATCACGGATGCAGTTGAGTTGTGTCAACATCAACTTGAGGGATGCCATGAGACATGCAACAACATACCCGATCATCAAAAGAATCTGATCAAAGTATTGAAGCAAAAAGTTGAAGATCAAAAGCTTGACATCAAAGCGATCGAAGATCATGAGAGATTTTGGAGATACACTGCAATCATTGCCGGATCTGTCGCTTTGTCTGCATCAACTTACATATTGATAAAGTAAGAGATCAGCTTTATCAAAGCAAGCCCCACCATCCCACCAATCAACATCAAGCAAGCAATCTCCTCATTTCTCATGTTTACCCTCCAATTGAGCAACCTTTAATTTTAAAGCATTGAGATCTTCCCAAATCTTGACACGTCCATCTCTGCAATTTTGAGAACACGTATCAAGACGAGTATCAAGTGATTCGAGCTTCTTCTCTTGCTGATCGTTGAGTTGATCAGACTTGGAGATATCGAGCCTCAAATTTCCAATCATGTTGGAGACGTACCAAATTACACCGATCACAGTGCCAAACAAACCAAGAATTTGAAACATCACATTGATATCAATTGTCATTAAGTCGCACCTCTCCAATAAATTGGAACAATGTCACCTATCACTTTTGGAACTGGAACAATTTGGGGCATCAAATAACCGTGAAGATCGTTGCTGTTTGTTGTTGGTTGTACACCATCATTATTGATTGTCAAATATGAGAATGTACCATCCCAATCACTTGCAAGTTTTGCCTCAGTATATCCTCCTCCCATATGTATTTGAGCATACATCAATGATGTTTCTTCATCAGTATAAGACTCAATAACAACACCCACAAGAATGGAATCAGCTGCATTGTCATGAGCAATAACAGATGACCCGCTTTTTTTCACAACTGTTCCACTTGGGATTAATGTTGAAGTTTGAAAAGTACAAAACATAAAATACTCCTTTAAATTTTATAAGCAATCATTGCTTGTGAGGTGGTATAACTCGCACCAATTGTTTGATTTCCCGCATTAGAAACAATACGAGGCCACACGCGTTGATTTAATGCACTTGATTTAACTACAGCGTAAAAGTTGCGAGATGGTGAGTTATTATAACAGTATGCTTTATTTCCGATCACTTCCGCAGTCCCCACATTACCTTGCTGATATTGAAAAACAGAGTTACCTGCTGATGATGTCCACTTCGGAGTACTGTAATACTCACAAAAGTATGTACCTACATCTACAACAATTTGAGCGTGCATTCTAGATCCCCCTCCTCCATAAGTCACACCCTCGCCGCCCTGTGCGGTGGACTCAATACCTAATTCAGTATTATAAATTGTGCCGCTTCTATTATCTATATATTGAGTAAAATACCCATAACTTGTGACACTTTGAGACCCACCAAGATTAGTATTGCATACAAAGAAATACTCTTGCAACGGATCGGGGGGAGTAGGTGAGGCACCAAACTCATATTGATTTGAAGCATTCCCAACAATTGTCTCACCTGTTGAGGGAGTATCACCCACAACACTTGACACACTCATTGCAATATCACCCGTGGAAGTTGGATTTTGTGAATTTACTGTGATTTCATTATGACTCATTTCAACCCACTTTCATGATATAAAGATGACCATATAAAGCTTGATTTGTGCTTGTTGTTGAGTTGGCATTTGCTACAGTTGCAATGTTTAAATAAACAGTTGTTGAAGAGGCCAATGTGAACATGCAAGTTGCTTCATAGGGATATTTACCACCCGAAGCAACAGAATCATAACTCGCACCAGCGGCACCGTCCATCGAAGATCCATTATAAAAACGATAAGTCATATTAGGGCTTGAAGTTGATGTAAAGTCACCAATGCAAGTACCTCTCAGATAATACGTTCCACTTGGAAGAGTCACGGACTCATACCAATTTGTTTCACCACTTAACAGATTTAATGTTGCTGATGTAATTGAGTTGTATGGATTTGTAGAATAAAAACAAATTTCATCATTGGCAACCAATGTCCTTGGATAAGCATCAGAGCCACCCTCACCAATAAAGATACATTGCACACTTACACTAGCAGTGCTCACACTCGCGAAATTCGTGCCATTGTATTCGAGAAAAGTTCCTGTTGATGGAGTACCAGTGACATCACTCAAGTCAGAGAGATTCACGCTTACATTTCCATTTGCATCAGGACTCTGACTTGCAACTGTGATTTTATTATGACTCATCAGATCACCTCCCAATTCGATGATCCATCACTCACAAGAGTGACAGCTTGGTTTTGTACTGTGAGAGTGTATGTGGTTGAGCCATCAATCGTCTCAGACAAGTTACCATCAAGAGTCAATGTATTGCCAGCTGTCTTCAACTTCACTCGAATCTCAGTGCCAGCAGTCACACCACTCAAAGCCGGAAGATTGATTGTGATCACTCCTCCGGATGTGTCTGCTGAGTAATGAGTTGAGGCAGCCCCTGAGACAGGTGAGGATGCTGATGTGATTGCTGTGTATGTGAATCCACCACCACCACCAGACGCGGCTTGAGCTTCCCATTGTGAGTTTGTGTTTGAGTATGTCAACACATATCCATCAATGCCAGCTCCGGCCGTGTAACTTACATCACTGAGATCGTTTGCAGTTGCTGCCGCGATTCGTGCATCAGCTCTCGCATTCGTGAAGTATTGATTCGTTGCTCCCTCAGACAGATCATCTGTGTCCTTGGTAGCAAGCTGAGTATCAAATCGAGCATTCGTATAATAAAGGTTTGTTGCTCCCTCAGTAATGTCATCTGTATCAAGATTGTTATTGAATGATGAAAGATTGATGGAACTCAAAGCCGTTGATACAGCTTGATTTGAGCCATTGCCGAGGAAGATTTTATCAGTGTCAAGATTTGGAGTTGCGTTTGTACGACCTGCACCACCGATCTTGTAAATGCCACTATTCCCAACGGCATCAACTTTCACAACTCGACCAATATTTTGGAGCAAGTTTGATTCACCTGTTGGGGCTGTGTTTGTGACTGCTCCTGCTGTGGTTGCACTGATGAAGAGTGTATCACCAACTGAGAAAGATCCTGTATTGATTCCCTCAAGATTACCGAATGTGACAATCTGAACTTCAGCATTGAGAGAGGCAGAGGCATAACACACGCCATACGCTGGCATCGTTGACGCATTGTTTGATTGTGCTTTACTTACAACAGGAACACCACCACTCACGCCCGAGATGTAAACGACTTCACCTTTGGAAAGAGCGACACCAGCTTTTGCTTTGAATCTCACTGCACCATTGAGGTCACCATGTGTTGTCACAAAGCGATTTGTTTCACTTCCGATTGTGCGCGTCTGATCACCATCAGCAAGGAGATCACCACCCATTGTCACTTGAGCAACCGAGATGTTTGTGGTTGTGGTTGCACCTTGATCCGTAACTTGTTGAAGTGTACCAACTGCACCACCACTCTCAGCTTGAGCCTCCCAATTGCCAGAAGTGTTATTATACTTCATGACATATCCATCAATACCAGCTCCGGCCGTATAGCTCACATCACTGAGATCGTTTGCAGTTGCTGCCGCGATTCGTGCATCAGCTCTTGCATTCGTGAAGTATTGATTTGTCGCTCCCTCAGATAGATCATCCGTGTCCTTGGTAGCAAGCTGAGTATCAAATCGAGCATTTGTATAATAAAGGTTTGTTGCTCCCTCAGACAGATCATCCGTGTCCTTGGTTGCAAGCTCTGCCGTGAATCGAGGACTTGTAAAATATAAATTACTTGTTCCCTCAGTAATGTCATCAGAGTCAAGAACAACGGCACCAGTCTGAGTATTGACACTTGTCACTGGTGCACCTGCTGCAACTTGAGCCTCCCAATTGCCTGATGTATTATTATATGTCATCACATAGCCATCAATACCAGCTCCGGCAGTGTAACTCACATCACTGAGATCGTTTGCAGTTGCTGCCGCGATTCGTGCATCAGCTCTCGCATCCGTGAAGTATTGATTCGTTGTACCCTCAGACAGATCATCCGTGTCCTTGGTAGCAAGTTGAGTGTCGAATCGAGCATTTGTATAATAAAGATTCGTTGCTCCCTCAGATAGATCATCCGTGTCCTTGGTAGCAAGTTGAGTGTCGAATCGAGCATTTGTATAATAAAGATTCGTTGCTCCCTCAGATAGATCATCCGTGTCTTTGGTTGCAAGCTCTGCCGTGAATCGAGGACTTGTGAAATATAAATTACTTGTTCCCTCAGTGATGTCATCAGAGTCAAGAACAACAGCACCAACTTGAGTATTGACACTTGTCACAGCTCCTGCCGCTTCTGCTTGAGCTTCCCAATTGCCAGAGGTGTTATTATACTTCATGACATAGCCATCAATACCAGCTCCGGCAGTATAACTCACATCACTTAAATCGTTTGCAGTTGCTGCCGCGATTCGTGCGTCAGCTCTTGCATTCGTGAAATATGCGTTTGTTCCCCCCTCAGCAATATCATCAGTATCAAGAACGACAACACCGGTTTGAGTATTGACTGAGGCCACTGCATCAGTATTGTCAATCACATCAAACATTGCTGAGGTAATGGGATTTGAAGCATCTTGATTGAAGACGATATGATCACTTACATTTAAAGTCACACCCGCCAAAGATCCAGCAACTGATACAATGTAAAAGTCACCTTTTTTTGCTGATGTTAAAACAGGTGTATTTGTTGCTGCATCATATGATCCTTTATAAACAAGACCACCTGTGACAGCTCCACCGGTACCGCGAAAAGATTCAAATTTAATAGCCATGATTAACCTCGATTGAATCCACAGTAAATCACAAATGAGTCAGCTGAATCAGCTTTCTTATATGCGATGCTTGTGATGTTGGAAGATGCAAGGGCTTGACTATCAACTGAATAAGATGACAGTAATGGAATGACTCCATCAGTATTGGTGACACCATCACCAGCACCGGCAGCAGCTCGAAGCTTTACATAAGAGACGCTTGTTGTGTTTGATGATACGGCTCCAAGATAAGCGAACTTAAGGGAGGCATCTATCTGACTCCCTGTCGTTGGATCATAAAAGTCATCTGATGACAATGAATGCCAATCTGTGTCACTGATACCACTTGCATTGTATGCACCAATGATTTGGCCTGCTGAGATAGGATTTTGAACTGATAATTTACTGCTCATTTGTTTTATTCTCTTTCTTTTTTGCTGCGACATTTGCACCTGCATAAACAAGATACAAGGTGTCAATTAGTCCGAGGACTTCAGTTGATGCTTTGTTGAATGCTGACAAGGTGCAGACTGCTCCGAGTGTTACAAGAAAAGTGAAAGACTTTCGTCCTCCGAATGCTTTGATCATCTTATTCATCATAGTCTCCACTTGCTAATCTGTAAATATGAGCGACATCAAAGATGCTCCTTTGACGTTTGATGACTCCCTCTCTCCAATCTCCATCTGGACCCTCACCTTTTGCATTCCCCTCGATGGTGTCAAAGTTTCCATCCTCATCAGGTACACTCAAGGCAAGAGTGATATGATTGCCATATGATGGAGATTTATCGCTTGATGTATACACAACAACGATGTCACCAATTGCAATCTCCTCAACCTTTCGAGCTGTTCCCCCCCAATTATTCCAAAGACGATAACAAGAGGGGAATATCTTTTGACGAATCTTGAAGTTAGCTTTTGTATAACACCATGAAGCGAAAGCACCACACCAAGCAAATTGACCATTCTTTGTATAATTGTCTTCCCAAGTCCAACCAAGGCCATCAGTTGACTTGATGTATAAGTTGATTCTTGAGGAGTCACCACCGAGACCAGGTTCAGTCACATTCATATTCCATTCAGACTCTGCACGATCAATCACTTGTTTCACGTGTTCATTGGGTTGAATCGTACTATCAAAAGATCTCTCAACATACTCCATAGGACTGAGATCAATTTGCAAGTGACTTATATCACGTTTTAATCGTCTGACTTTGTCTTCAAGCTGTGAGACTTGTTTTGTAAGATCTGCTTTTGTGAGCTTCATGAATACTCCTGTGCGTCGTCTGAGGTTCCAAGTACACCGGCAGCAGTTGCGAGATAAGCATCTTGCTTGTGGTCTGCTGATGCACTTGAGTAGGAAGTTGGTTCAATAGTTCCGAGTGTTGGGATTCCGTGTGCTGCTGTGAATGTGACTGTTGATCCAACGATTGATTGAATCGTCAACCCTGTTGTTGAGACATCCTCTGCTCCAAATGGGAGGAAGTCAACCACATCACCAGCTTTAAAGAATGCCGTGTCATCATCACTATATGTATTTGTGGAGACTGTGATCTCAGTTGCTGAATTGATAAATGTGACTTTCATAGTTGAGTTCCAATTGAATGGGATGATCCCTGTTCTGACAATCTCTAAATCACAACCCTCACTCATGAGTTCTTGATTGATTGATTTTATCATTCCAATCTTATTGGTGACACCATAGTCATCACCTAAGTCTTTGAGATGAGGAGATGAACATTTGACATATGATCCAACCTCAAGAAAGATTGATTTACCTGTGCCAATTGAACCGGTCCACAATCTCATAGGATCAGATAAGACATTGAAAACACGTGAGGCAATTGGCAAGAAATAATTGAAAGCATCACCAGATCCGGAACCGACATCAAGAGACTTGAGGCCATAAAGTTCAATGCTGATCTTGCTTTTCTCTCCACCATAGCGATTGATTGATTCTTGATTATTATAAATCACATGTTCGAGGAATTCGTTTTGATCATTGTCCCATTCATATTTGATCTCGACTTGAGTGACAATGTCTTCATAGATTGACCAAGTTGGAGGAGGATCAGTCAACCAATCACCCTCATTGATAATTGCTGAGACAAAGTCCTCAGACTCAACACCAACGGACTCAAGTGTAATCTTAGGTACACCCGACGCATTTCTCTTCATGATCAAAATACAACCAATTGACTTGAGGAGTGAATCAAAGAAATCACGAGGATTGAAGTCATCAACAGAGAAACCACGGCTCAACCACTCGATTTGTCTTGATCCATTGTTGAGAAATGAATTCACATCAATGTTGTCTTCATGGATGGAGAGACCAAAGCCAAGATCATCATATGATCCATTATTCCCACCTCCACCACTTTGTAAGATCTTCAACATGATCTCACCTGGTGAGACAAAGTATTCAGTCACACCTCTTTTAACAATCGTTCTCTCTTGTCCGTTCCAATCTCCGAAGTGACCTTGATCCACATTCTCTCTGAATGGTCTCAAGTGAATCATGACACCTGTTGAGAGTGCCTCCTCATGAGTTGCTTGAAAGTATAGTGTCTTGTTTCTCTGCTCAAAGTAATCGAATGTCTCAACTTGAATCCCATAATATACACCGGCAGTTGCTGACGTTGGAAGATTCAAAGAGCTTTCGCAAAGGATGCCCGGCTCATTGGCTTGCTTGTAAGCTGGTGAGATATTGACATCAATGAATGAGGACGTTGATCTTTGATTTGGGAATTCGATTGTCTTGACTTTGGTGCTGTTCCCTGCATAGTTTGGTTTGGTTCCATCATTCCACCAATCAAGAGGATAAAAGACTCGTCTTTGATTTGGGAATGGAGATCTTGATTCGTTTGTTGCTGTTCCCCAATAAGCATATCTATAATTGGAGCTTGAACGATACCACGCTGATGAATACCAAAGATGAATACGTCCCTCATGTGGGGTCCAACCACGATGATCAGAGAGAGTCACTCCTCGGACTTGATTGCCACGTATCTTGAATGTAGAGAATGCACCACTTACACCGTTGTGATCTGTGATAGTATCAAGAGAATCATTGATGATCTCTGGCCAATTCTCAAGACTATCACTTGCCAACTTGAATCTCTTGATCTCTCCTCGATTCTCAATCTTAGCATTGTATTGAAGACTCCCATTGATAGCAGCGATTAAAGTTGCTTGATCTGTCGCTCCTGTGATTGAGTGATCAATCGTGATTCTTGGATTGCCTGAGACCGTGGACAAAGTCTCAGGATAGATCTTATGCTCTTGAGTACTGATGATCATGGGATAACGAGGATGACAAAGAGTTGCTTGATCATCTTGTCCATTCGAGAGACTTGCATCATAAATGTCTTGAAGTGCATATGATGGAAAAGAGACATCAACATCTGTCTTTGTGCTGTCGACTGCATTCTGTTGAGCATTTGTTAATTGAAGTAAATAGTCATTGGCAAAAGCAGACCCATACTCAAACACATTTGATTTGTTCTTGAAAAAGTAGTGACGATCTTGAAGCAGGAATGAGGATGAACCTTTTTGATCACTGAGTTCAGTGTCAAGCAAAGCAGTCAAAGGAATGATTGAGAGATTGATTGTGTCTTCGTTTTCAGCATAAGGAGAGGACTCAATGAATCCGTTAATGATGCAAGTATAGTCTCCAACATTACCATCAGAATCCTGATGAGCAATAAAGAGCTTGACTCGTCTTCCTCGAAAGATTGTGATCTTGTCTTCAACAAAGGGGATGGATGATGTTTGAGTATTGATTCTATGTGATTGATATTGACTGCCACCAACACCACGATCAGCCAACTTCATTGTGGTTGATGTGAAAGCAGTGACACGAAAAGTCTCTGCTCCTACGTGCATCAATCGAGGGATTGATAATGATGATAGATCTGTGTCAAGATTGATGATTTGTGGAAGTGGATCAAAGGTGATATCGGTCTCAAGGTTTGCTCTGCTGACATTAGCTGATCGTTTACCAATTCGACCAAAGACAACACCGGGATCACTCGCAAGACCATTCTTTAATATGGATAATTCAAGAGATACTGATCCATATTCAGCGGCCCCTCCATTGGGATCAATCGAACTATTGAAAGCACCAACGGCAACGATCGCTTGACTATCCTCATAAGCGATACCACTTGCCACGTCTGAATCTAAATTAGTACTTGATGGAGGTATGATTGAATGATAGCGATATTGTAGTCCAGCAATCTGAACAGCAAAGACTCTTTTCCCTTGATCCTTGGATATGCTCATGTTCTGTCTGCCTTATATAGGTCAAAGGTTGAAAACGCTTTCAGCTTGCAATGAGTACAAGAGATATTAAAAACCATACGCTCTCCTCTTGCCTGGTATGCTCCTACTGTATTAGGGATATACAATGGTCGAGGAGCTTCCGGACTTGTGTTTGTTGGGATTGCTGGTGGTATGATGTAACCGGAATCAGCAACAAAGCCCAAAGCGATTTGAGTTGATGTCTCTGACGAGAGAGCAATACTATCACCAAGATTAAATCTGATTCCATAGTCCACAACTGCAACTTGTGTGTATCCGGAACCTGAGTCCTTTAACAAGCCAATCTCAATATCAATCACAGGAGAGTAAGCTGATGATCCTCCATCCTGTGAGGTTGTTCCTGTTTCGTATTGGATGACAACAGCCAACCAATCAGAGACAAGTCTTGTTGCAGAGATGAGCTTGTGAGATTCAACATATCCTTTTGTGACTCTTCCTTGACTTGGTGTGATCTTGCTGTTCATGTAATCATTACCAAAGGGAGTCAAGGCCAACGAATAAGTTGATCTCATAATTGGATAGTTTACTCGATTAAGGAGCTTGACATAATTCAATTGATTGAGTGCGTTTGACATGGATGAGACAGCAGATCCATACAATACCGATCCATTGTTGCAAGCTGTTTTCTCAGGTAACAAACCAAAGGCAGTTGACACCAACATGTTTAAACTCCAATCAAGGTCAATCCAATAATAGTGTTTCTTGTCCTTGTTCCTCCTGTGATTGCGGGAGGATATCTATTCGCTCTTAAGTTCGATAGTGAGACAAGGTTTGTTCTGTTCTCTTCTGTATCGTCAAACGTGGCTTGATAATATGGGAGACGAGTATCACCAACAACAGAGAGTTGACCATTGTCAATCTCAAGATCGAAGATGGTCCAGCCAACTGTCGTGTCACTTGCTTGATTGATGCTCAGTGATTGACCAAAGAATGTGAAGTCAATGTCTCCAATTGCTCTAACATGCAACTCCAGCTTATCAAAATTCAAGTTTTCAAATCCGGATGGTAACATTGGATAAGCGATCAATGTATCAATGTCACCATACCCAATGTATATTTGACTTCTCGTTGCTTCCGTGACAGCTGGAAACAGAGTGGATGATGTATCATATACACCGGACCAGGAGAGCAATGATCGGAATCGTTTTCTAACTTCATTGATATTGTCAATCATATGATGAGCAAAGCGAGAAGTGAAAGCGTTGTTTGCCGTTGCTCTGTTTGCTCCGAATGGATTGACAAATGTTCCTGTATCATATTGATTCTTTTGTCCCCCACCAATGGGAGAAGTAATTCTTTGGAAGTATGCCATGACTGAGAAGATCTCAACCTCTGCTCCCGAGTTAGCTTGAACTTCCATTGTTATCGTTGCATAGTAATGAGTGCCACTGCTTGGAAAAGTCACATTGATGTCATCATTTGCAAATCCGTTGGTAGTGGATGCAAGACTCAAGGTTGAGATGAATGTGCTTCCATTGATGTCCACTGTGAATTTGACGTTACATCCTGTGACTGTTCCATGAGTACGATAATTGATAATGAACTCAAGATCATCATGCTCCAAGGATACAAGAGGGACTCTCCATTCTGCCATCTCAACATATGAGCTTGAATCAGTGATGAAACAACGATCAGCAAAAGCTTGTGAGAGTATGTTCTCACAATTGCCGGTTGCAAAAGCAAAGTTGAATCCATTGACCATTCTCTCAGGAGTCTCAAATGTGACTTGTCTTCCGGCAACGGTTGAGGCTGGATCTGCCAAGATTGTGGTTGCATCGTAACTATTACTCATTGAGATGCTCGATTCTCATGTTGACAGGCACACGTCTTCTCATGTTGTTAGGAAACATCAAATTGTATTCGTTGCTCTTCATTGATCCACGAATACGCCCCTCAAATCCATTGCGTGAACTTGTATAGACCAAGTCATGAGCTGGTTGATCTGCATTTGCATCAGCTGTGATCAATGATCGTCTTGAGTCTCCCCATACTTGATAAAAGTTTACTCTCTCACCTTGGGAACACAAGGGAACAAAGTTATGAATGAAGTGTTGATATAGGTCTACTTGATCAAGCCGAGCATCCAAATCAAAGCCCAAGACGTTATCGCGATATGTGCCAATATAATTAGAAGTATATCCACCACCGATCTTCCTCCTTGATTGAGCAACGTTCTCAACGCTGATATGATTTTGTTGATATGGCCTTGATGGTACAAGTACACCAGAGCAAGGATTATCAGCAGTTAAGACAGTGTATCCATTGACTGTTGTTGTTGTTTCGTTTCCTGTGAATCCAAGGAAGTTTCTTAAAGTTTTATCACTTGCATTCCATGTCCAAGCTGACAAGCCCAAAGATGAATTGACAACATGACCATCATTGTTGACATACCATCGAGAGTCTCCACTTGTCGCGGCAACGTCAGCAGCTTCAAGAGAATTGGATCCATCATCAATGTCAGCATTCCCACGGACACGACATGCCACAATAAGATCTTGGGCACTACCTGAGAAATTGAATGTGAATGTGTTTGATCCTCCGGATGTTTGCTCGATGGTATAAGAGAAAGATATGATCTCACCTCTCAACCAATCACTTGGAGCCGTTGCCGCGTTTGCGAGTGTAGGACCAAGGATGGAGGCACCACTCGAATTGACAAAGGTTGTTCCAATACCAAAGACATCAGTCAAGCCAGTCAACCCGGATGATGAATTGAATTTGATTCTGAATGCAATGTCACAAGATACTTCGAGCTTGTCATCTGCATCAATGCCAATGTGCCAATCGGTTCCAAAGTTTGAGCTAGTCAAACACTGAGCAGACAAGTCAAGACCTGTGGCCATTCCTCGACCATTCAACATACTTATTGCATCTTCATAGGAGGAAGACCAAGTCACATCAATGTTGGTCGCTCCTCGTGTTCCGGCTCTTGTTGGGAAGCTCGACATATCAAGACCGGTCAAAAGTGCAAAGTTGGGAGATGGTGACGGATTCATGACATCCTCCTTGATCCTCGTCGATTGCGAGACATTGTTCTCATGATGCGATCTGCAAAGGCTTCCTCTGCTGCTCTCTTGGTATCATACACAACAGCACCGGAAAAGTTAATATTAAATACTTGAGTTGATGCCGTTGCCTCTTCTCTTTGAGGAGCTTGACCAACTGTTTGGGGTGATCCACTTGGAGAAACACCACCACCACCACCAACGGCAACCCCTCCTCCTCCTCCTCCCATGGATGATCCTGTGACTCCCGCGACAGTTGCCGCACTTGCAAAGATACCAGCTGCTTTAAAGAATCCTGGTGCGGCTGCGGCTGTCAATGGGTTTGACAATGCGGCAAATCCTTTAGCTGTGTTCATCAAGGCTTCAACTGCTGCTTGTTGTGACAAGGCCATGAGTAAAGCACCAACTGACTCCTTGAATGATTCACCAAAGAATAAAGCACCAACGGCAGCCTCAGCAAATCCACGACCCATTTGACCGAAGAATCCATTGACCGCTTTCATTGCTTCCTTGGATTCACTGAGAATCAAGTTCATTCTCTCAATACCATATCGTCTTTGAAGTTCTGTGATCTGTTCCTGGTTGCCTTTTGCTTGCTCAAACTGTTGTTGATACTTGAAAGTCAACATTTCTGTTTCACGTTGAAGATCATTCTCTATTTGTTGAATATTGAATTCACGAGTTGAGAGAGCAAATTCTTGACGTCTTTGAGCTTCTTGTTGCTCAATCCTTGTCTTTTTCGCTTCCTCTGCCTTGGTGATTGCATTGAGTTGATTATAATAAGTAAGGACTGCAATTTGTTGTTGATTCTGATTGTCTTTGGCAAGTTTCAAAGAGGTATCATATTGATGAGTGATAAGTTGTATTTGCTTTTGTACTGAATCCTCTTGATTCTGTATTTTAAGTTGTTCAATCCTTGCCTCTTCAATAAAGATTCTTTGAGCTTCTTGCTCACGTCTTTGAGCCTCTGCCTTTTCTCGATCTCTTCTTTGTCGTGCTGCCTCCATGCTTCGTCTTGCACGTTCTTGTCTTTTCTTTTCCGCTTCTTTCTCAATCTTTTCAATCTTCTTGACTGTTTGCTGATTGACAAGTGTTCTCTGATCAAGTGCTTGAATCTCTGCTTCAATAGCTTTATTTTGTGCTTGAAGTGCTTTTTGATTCTCTTCGTTTTCTTTGGCATATATCAAAGCCAGCTGAGCACGTCTCTCAATCTCAATCTTTGCAAGTTGAGCAGACTCCTCAGATAGTTTGTTTTCATGCTCGATGATCTTGAGTGACTTTAGTCTCTCAATGTTCTCTTTGACCTTAGCAGACAAGAACTCAGCAGAACTCTCTTCAAGCTCTTTATATTTCTTGGCTTGCTCCTCAAGATCTTTTGATACTTGCTTTTGTAAAGGCTCTAAAACCTTGAGTTGTTTTTCAACTTCCTTTTGAGCCTTATTAAAAGCTTTTTGAGCTTCATCTTGTTTATTTGCGAGGTTGATGACTTCACGTGCATTCTGAGCAGTGATCTCAATATTCTCACCTCTTGCTTTTTTCAGTTGTTGCTCAGCTTCAAATTGTTTTTGAAAAGCTTTTGTCAACTTCTCTTGTGCAAACTGTAATTTTTCTTTTGCAAACTGTGACTCAAGAATTCCAAGAGATAACTTTTGAAGTTCATCACCAAGAGGTAAAACACCTTTTTCACTGAGAGCTTCAAGCTTGCTTTGCAAGTCACCAGCTGCGGCAGCCATTGCACTAGAATTCTCCTCAGCTTCTTGAGCTGCACCAGAGATCAACTTGAATGTTTCATAAAGACCAAAGCCAGCAGTCACAACCATCCCAATGGGACCAAGTAAAGCAGTGAATCCCATGACACCACTTTGAGAAGCTTGACTCATGCTTCCCTTGAGATCACCAAAAGCATCGACAAGACCAAAGACAGATTCACCTATTGACCCTAGGCCCTCACCTAGTTTCTCATTGGTTGACCCCATGTTTTCAGCAAGCTTTTTTCCTGCCTCCCCAATGGAGCCGAGACCATCTTTAATATCTTTGGTCCCTGTCAGCTCGACATCAATCTCTATTGTGCCACCATTAGCCATGAGAAGCCTCCTTTATGCTTTGCTCGTGTTGACGTGCAATCATTTGAGTGTGATTATATTCTATTATCTCAAGACTTTCAATGATTGCACAAGTAGGATAAGGATATATGTCATCCATCTTGATCAATCCTGTCTTGATTCGATTGTAGTTTGTGATGATGGATGCCACTCGATTCATGTCTGCAATCGGACATGATCTGATCTTTAAATCAGAGTATGCTTCTCCAGAGTTGGGAGCAATCCGATAAGCTGGCATAAACAATCCAAGCTCATCCTTTTGAGCCTGTGGCAATCCTTGCTTGAATGATCCACCACAATTCCCACGCTTTCTCCTCAGCTCTTTATTCTCTCGACATTGTGAGCAGTCCCAGCCTCTCCCTTTACTAAAAGGAATCCACACGGAAGAGGCAAGAGCTATTTTCCCTCGTCACCAACCAATGAAGCTCTCTGAATATGCAAGACTAATTCTGTGATTGTTGCCACTCTGATTCCATCAGGACGAATCTTTTGGATGGTGTCAACTGTCGAGGGTTCCCCATCAATTGAAACAAGTGATTCACGAATCATTTCAATGTATACTCTTGAGATGTATGCTTCATAATCAGCATAGGCCTCACGCTCATCAATTGGGAGATTGTGATGCCATCTTGCTTTCTCTCTAATATCGTTGGGAGCTTCAACCCAAAGCAATCGACCAAGCTCACTGCGAGAATATGCACCGGCTCTAATCTCTGCTTGCTCACGTTCCGAGGGTCCCAATGGTTTGAGAGTGAATACGGTTGCAGACTTCCCCACATCTTCAAGGAAACTCATGTCTCCTGTATTCAGATATTGTCCACGTTGTTCATCATTGCAAGTGACTGAAAGGTCAGCAGTGACGACAACGTCAAATGTTGATTCTGTTGAAGTGAGGAAGTTGATTGCCATGTTATAGTCCTAATGAGATTCTGAATGGTGAGCATCCGGCATTTGACTCATAAGCTGCACCACCATCAACATCACCAGCATAACGAGATTGATTGTATACCAATGTTTGACGAACGATGTCATTGCCACTCACGTCATACTTGGATGGATCATCAGCAAGTTGAGCAGCCGGAATCATGATTGCACAACCCTCGCCATCTGCTGAGGGTCCTGTACCTACTAACACCTGACGAACAGTTCTGTTGAAATAATCATTTGCAATTGTTGTATTTACTGTTGACAAGGTCAAAGTTAATTCAACATTCACATCAGTGATCTCCATGTCAGACATTGCAAGGATTGACTCTGAGTGCCCCAATGGTGTGAGTGTATTTGTCACAGTCAAAGAGAAGTCCTCACAATCAACAGCAATTCGTCCAACGGCGTCGGCTGTGGTTGCGTTTGTCAATGAAGATGGAGAAGCATCAGAGATCACAACATAGGAGTTCCTAAAGAAAGGAGGAGCACCTGCGTTGTAAGTTGGCTCGATTGGTCCCACTGCACTTGAATGATCATCTTGGATGAGTGCTGCTTGATAAGTGAAGTCACCCATCAAACGGCCATTATCAAGACTGATTGCAAGACTCTCAAGAACGCAACCATAAGCATATGATCTAAAGTTCACACCATCAACACGGAAAGTCAATGAGTGAGTTCGTGTACCTGTTTGAGTACGTGATCCGGGGTACCATGTTTGAGTCCCTCGTAAAGTTGGAGTCCCTGTGAATCCACTTGAGAAAGCTGGTGAGACTGTGATGTCAGTTCCACTCACTTCAGTGATTGCAGAGTACTCAACTGCACCATTGATAATACTTGATAATAAAGTTCCAACATCTGTGGCACTGAATCCCGCACCAACAAAATTGTTGACATCTGTCACGCTTGAAGCTGTGACTGATGCAACTGCACCGATTTGAGTTTTGAATCCAGCTCCAAGCAAGTATCCAAGATAATTTGCAGAGTAGTCACTTGGTGAGCTTCCGATTGTTGTCAGATCAACTCTCAAGTTGACTTGACCTGTTCTACGACGAACACGATTCCCACCACTCCAAACAGTGTCCGGCTCTGGTGGTACAAGATACGATCCGTCTCTTGCATCGTTTCTCTCACTTGCTACAACGTCCCCATAAATCAAAATAGGTTCACGTTCACAAGGAATCGAGATATAACTTGCGGCAGGCACTGGTAAGTTGGTTGATGGTGACAATGAACCGAATAAGGATTCAACTGCAACTCCTAAGCTTCTATGTGTAACACTCATATTAAGCCTCCAAATAAAGTAAGTCGAAAGGAACAACAAGCAAGTGACCAAGAATCTCACCAACATCATCAGTGATGAGTTCAGCTCTCGATTCCAATGGTATCACTGAGATGATCCCGGTTGTATTAAAATCATATTGAGGACCCTTGATTGTATCAATCAATTTACCGGCATCCTCATTCATCATGCGAATCTTGAAGCCCTCCTCTTTGGGAATGGCATATCGCACATGTGTCTCGATGGTGACACGCTTTCGACCACTGAGGCCAGCGCTGCCGTCATCCATCGCAAGAGTCACGATCTCAAGAGTAAATTGTCTTTGACTCTGAAATCTTGTGTTTAGTGGAGAGACAAGGCCGGAGCCGTCATCAATGCAGATAAAACCATGATGAGAGTCAGTCTTTGGATCAATTGCCTCAATCATTGTCTTGAGCTTGCTCAATGCTTGGAAGATTCCTCTGCTCATGTATTTCTCCCTAGTTTCTTGGATATGTCAAAAGCAACGGCATTCACAAGCGTATCAATCTCATTGTCAGTCAATCCGATATATGGACGAACCTTGTGAACTTCATAACCATAATGTCTCACATGTTTGGTCAAGCCAATTCTGAAACGAGTTTCAGTTGCTTCAAGTACTACAAGATTATTCATCAATTGACCACTTAATACAAGATCAACTTCAGCAGTTTGACCCTGTCCTCCTCGACGCTTCCTTGAATCTTCCTTGTATTGTCGATATCCACCAGCATAATAAATCGACTTGCCGGTCCTTGACAACCTGGTGCCTCCCTTGGGTTTGAGTCGTGCACCACGAAAGGAAACATACAAAGGATTTGTTGAGTACTTTTTGAACTTCTTACCTTTTGAGCTGACACCTTTCATGGTGCGACGCTTGACAGTTGCAACGGTATTCGATGCAAGTGCCTTGGTATCCTTTGCCGTCCAAATATCACGAGGAAGATTGAGCTTGACCTTGACTGTCATTAGTGCCTCATCGATCTCGTTGGTGTGAAGCTTTGATCATATTCAGTCTTGTTGTAAGTTCTCCATGATGCACGAAAGTCTGTGGCCTTGCCACCGTTCTTTTCAAGGTCAAGTTCACCGTCATCGATGACACCATCACCATCAAGATCCAAATCAACTGATCTGAGTGCAAGGTCCATCAACTCAATGCAACGAGCTCTCATTGCATCAGCTGCATCAAGTTGAAGATTCATCTCATAGATTCGAGCAGCTGTGCAGTAAGCATGACAAAGCTCGAAAGCCTCAGCATTAAAGATCTCATCCTCTGTCACGTTGGAAGATCCAAGACGATCCCTGAGCATCAATGAAAGCTCATCAAGAGAAGCTTTGATCTGTGATGCAAAGTCAGCTTGACGACGTGGTATCATGTCAGCAAGTGGAGCGAAACGATTCACAAAAGCATCATGGTCAAGACCAGTGTCAAAAGGTCGTGGAGTAACCTTGATCACTCCTTTGTCCAAGTTGGATAAATTGTTTTGTCCAAGATCTGAAGTGTATGAAACTAAGTATTGAAATGTTCCACTTGTCGCAGTGACATTGGCTGATGATGCTGTCACATACCACATTGCAAACTCAATGGTTGCACTTGTGGAAAGGTCTATCTCACGTGGTAAAGGATCGGCAAGGATCGCAGTTGTGCCAACAATACGGACGATCTTGATTGAGTACCAAGCATCTCCATCCGTCCTCAAGAATGCAAACGCTTGATCTCTCTCAAGAGAGTCAGAGCTTGCAATCGTCAAGGTCCTGCGATCATTGCCAATTGCAGAAACAGTGATGTTTGCTCTTGATTGATTCAAGTTGCTTGTCACATCACTTGACACTTTGAAAGTGATTGAAGGTGTCCCACTTATAGGAGCAGGAGCGTTCCACTCAAACATATGATCTTGACCGGTGATTGCTTTTCTTATCATCTCTTTGCTCCTGCATTTGCTTTTGATATGTCTGTTGTCTTTGCTCTGTCGAGACCTGCGGCTTTGATGAATCCTTCAGATACAGGACTCCACGAGTGCCGGCAGTTATACCCACCACCAGCAGTCTTGACCGGTAGACCTTGTTTGTTGTTGAGCTTCTTCATTTGCGATTCACTCACAACCTTGTCAACCAATGGACGACAAAAGTCACGTGTCACTCCGTCAATGGGGCCGGTGTACAGATAGAACCTGAGACCAGCTTCCTCAGCAATGGCAGCAGTCACACTCCTTCCAAACATGGAAAGCTTTGTGTTGACTTCTGTCAACTGACGGCCTGCTGCTGATTGCATCTTCTGAGAGAGTGAGGAGATGGCCTGTGTCATGGGTACGTCAATCGACATCGCAACAAGCGACTCTCTGACACCACTTGCGACATTGGGGATGATGACATCATCAAACAGAGTCTCAACAGCTGAGGTCTGCATGATGTCAAGTTGTTGTTGAATTGGAGTCAACCCGAGGTCAGGTTGCACAATCCTTGTTGTTCTTTCGACGGCTTGAGAGATGAGGTCTGCTTGCTCGATGAATTCATCAATAGCAACATCAAACCCACCTCGAATTATGAAATCAATCAACTGTTCTCTAGGTAGAGAAAGGATTGTCAATGGGTCACTTGCTTGGACTGCCGTCTCAAGTGTTTTTAGAAATCGAGTTCTTGATTTATCAAGGACTGATTTCATTGCCTTCTCGGCTTTGATCTGAGTTTTGAGCTCATTGATCTTTGCTTTGGTGATACGTGCGACATCACCCGACTGATTCTTGAGTTGATTCTCAAGATCTTTGATTGCTAATTCATCAGCATCTTGCTCGGCAAGAAGTGTCACTTCGTGATTGTCGCACATGTCAACCCTATGCTAAGCAGTCAGTAAGGATGTATCCAAGAGTTGAATCAATCGCTTTGAACTGTTGAACTTCTTCGGCGTATACATAGCGACGAGTCGCGTCAAGGCTGTCATATTGACCTGCTTGCATTCCACCGAATTCGAAGTTAAGAGCTGCAACAGGCATTCCCTTCACGTTACCACTCTTTTGTACAATCGCGTCAGCACCTTTCATGATACCGCAGAAGATTGTCTCAGTGTTCCAAATTTGTGCCTCAGATGAAGTCGCACCAGGTACAGCAGTCTCACGACGTGCTTCACCAACGTAGATGTTTGGAATGCCAAGAATGTTACGTAAAACTTCTTTAGTTGCTTCTTCTGTCAAGATACGATTGCCACTTGCGAAAGCACCTGCACCACTCACGTCACCAGCATAACCGCGAACTTCAGGGTTACGAGCTAATGAACGGAATACACCACGACCAAAGATCAAGGTGTCTGCATTGATACCATGAGCAGCAGCAAAGACAAGATCTTTTAGTTTGTCAAGACCTGTCAATGCGTCAGTGCCTGCTGCGTCAACTTTGCCACCCATAACGTTGGTACATGTATCATTTGAGAATGAAGCTGTATCAAAGATTAAGTTTGCAGCACGTTGCTCTTTTGCAAGCATCATGGCACGACGTACTTTACGAACGATACGAGCTTCTTCACCACCAGGATATTGACTATCGATGATGTCTTCCATTGCAATCGAATCTTGTGCAGAATAGATCTTTGCTTTGAAAGTCAAGTTAGTACGATCAAAAGAACCAATGTTCGCACGACCTGCACCAGGAGCGCGCTCAAGGTCAAGACCAACACCTGCACCCATGAAGTTACGACTATTCTCAAGAAGGAATGTACCACTTCTCTCAGGAATGCGAACATTCTCAAAGATTTGGTTTGCAATGAGTTGACTGTCTGAAGGTACAACCTCAGACACAAGGGATGTTAAGATCTCGTCTACTGGATGAATAACACTATATGAACTTGCCATGATTTACTCCTTAAGCGTGAATAACTGTCGGACCAACGAACAAGACAAGAATCTGATCTCCGTCGGCTGCACCTGTTTGATTGATATTTGGAATCATACGAGCAACAGGATATTTTGCTGCTCCTGTTGCGGTCACTTTGCCTGCTGTTGTTGCTGACAAACGTGGTTCAGTCTCAGGAGAAAGAGCACCACCCGCAATAACACGAGTTAGACCAAAAGTGACAACGTCAACAGCTTCACCAGCTGAGGCCGCACGTTGAGCAACACCAACACAAGCAACGTCACCGCCTGCGGTTGTCACTGCAACTTTTCCATTTGCATCGATGCTTACAAGAGCGAATTCAGTGATTGCACTTGCAGCGATAAAACTTTGTATAATTTGTGTGTCAGCCATGATGGTTATCCTCCAAATGCTTGACGGTAGAAGTCTGGGTTTGATTCTCTGAATAAACTGAGTGCCTCACTGTAGTTGATTGATTTCTCTTCAGCTAAAGCACGAACTTTTTGATCAAGTGATTTCTTACTGATCTCTTGACCACTTGCACCATGACCAACCTCCTCAAGAGGTACACTTGAGTTTGACTGACGCTCTGAGAACATTTGCCAAAACTCAGGTTGAAGGTCTTTAATGTTCCAAGCTTTTGAAGCAACATCTTGTTCAGCAGGAGAGATCTTACCTTCACGAAGTAAGGAGCTCACAGCTTCATCACATTTGATTTTGTTGTTTTCAGCTTCAAGCTTTTTGACTGACTCGCGAAGAGCAACGACTTCATTTAATAATGATACGTCTTGAGTGAAAGTCTCAGAGAGCTTTTGTTTCTTCTCTTCTTCATCTTCCATCATCTTTTGCTTCTCTTCATCATAATGCTCTTTTTTCTCTTCAGCATCATCATGTTCAGCCATCTTCTCTTTGTCATCGTGCTCAGCCATTTTCTCTTCTTCAGTCAATGACGAATCTTTATCATCCATCATCTCTCTGATCTTGGCTTCAAGCTCTTTGACCATTGCATCCTTGGCTTCCAAGGCTACTTTCAATTCGTTGATTTGATCTTCCATCATTGACTCCTCTGATAAGGTGATACGATCAATTTTGTTATGGGACTGTGCTGGTCTTGGTGTGAGAGTGATTGCAAGTAGTTGAGCATCGCCAACCTTGTCACCACCATCACGAGAAAAGATCTCTCCATGGATATACTCAGGAGACGACCACAGGACTCCACCAGCATTTTTGACAACCTCCATCCCTCGCTCGTTATAAGCAGGAATTGCGTAGAGGCCATCGTCTCTCATTTCAAGATCAATTATCATTCCAAGTGCAGAGCCTGACTCGGGAGGAGCCGGAGTGCCACCTTGAAACGGAGACGTTGCATGTTGCCAATCAATAATGACAGGATCATGCTCACGTCTTTCTTTGAATACTCGGACAAGCTCAGAGATGAGATTTTGATCAATCTCTTTTCCGATTGCATCTCCACTCATACGAGAAGAGACTTGACCCAAGGATAAAGTTTTAAATGGTTTGCCAATGGTCAATCCCTCCGGGACCTCATAAGCATTTGACTCTGAGAGTTGGATTGCTTCTCCATATGCTCTCAATGTTGTTTTATTATCTGCTGCATTCATTTGTTTGACGACCTTTCGAGCAAAAGCAAAGCCAGCGTCACCACCCCAACCATCCCAAGCTTGACGGCCTTTGCCATACTCGTCCCACGTTGAGCCTTGTTTATCGACTTCGTGGCGTGTGAAGTATGCAAGCATTCGTCTCACTGTCTCGGGAGATAGTTCGCGACCATTGGCAAGATCACGAGCACGAGCCAAACCAACGGAGGTCATGCCTCTTTGGCTTGGTGGTTTCTCTGCTCTTTTCTTGAGTGCTCTTGCTGCTGCTGTCTGTGCACCTTGAGGAGGTTTAAATGATATGTGTGAATATTTCTTGGGAGCAAGTGCGACGGCTTCACTCTTTGCCTCACTCTTTTGAGGATGGCCTTTGGGAAGCAAGTCGAGATCAGTGTTGTATGCTTTCTTTCTCTCACCTGTTCCGACAAGTTTGAGAAAAGCTTTAACACGAGCTAAGGCCCATTGTTCACGACTGCTCACATTGGGACGGTGAGAGACTGAGAATGCACCGGCCCCACGTCGATAAACAGCTTTCAACATACCAAGATCCACCCTCTTGGATGGAGACTTGTATTTGTCATTGTGTTTGTTGCGAAGATTGACGAGTGCTTTTTCTGTCTTGTCACTGATTTTGATTGATCCACGCGAACCACTCGCAGAACCCTCGGGATTCTTTTTTGATCCTTTGATTCTGTCCTTTGGTGGTGCTGGTGTTTGTGCCTGTGTTCTTTTCTTAGCCATTGCGTCTTCTCGCTTTGATGAGTTGCTCTGCTAATAATGCAGATCCACCACTTTGAGAAGATGATGCAGCTCTCTCAATTGCTGTCCTTTGTGCATCCTCCGGAAGATCACCAGCTCCAAGTCTTTCACGAATCGCTCTCTCAAGTTCATCGTCTGGAGTCAATAGTCCAAATTGAACAAGTGGTCCAAGCATGCCGAGACTGTTTGCGAGATCATCCGTGTCGAGACCAGCATGAGTCAACCGTGGAAGCTTGGAAGCCTCAACGGCTCCATAGTTGAATCTGATCAATCGTCCTATGGTTCCACCACCACGACGACCGGGACCACTGACTTGAGCTGCCACAACATCACATAAATTGATTGCGGCTCGACGAAATACTGAGAGATGAACTTCTCCCACTGATCTTGACCCTGTGTCACTTATTCCGAGGTTAGCGAATTGAGCAAGAAAAGCTTGACTGATTTGATTGTCACATTCCTTGATAATATCGAGAGGACCTTGAGCGTAGAGGTTTGGAGCTGCTGCATATGAATCAAACTTCACAGCACCATTCTCAACGAGATAAGATTGCTCAGCAGAAAGGAACGCTTGAGCTTGTGCCTCAGCATCATTGATCATTGCGTCAATGTCACCATCAGTCAAACCGAGTGCCTCAGCTTGTGAACGATCAACAATGACTTTGGGAGTTGGTACAGCCCAACGATCTAACCCCACACACATGAGATTTGATACACGTTGTTTTGTTCTCCACCACCACCAAACAGGACGAAGCATGCCAACTCCCTCGAAGTTGGATCCTGTTCTATTGAGAGTGAGGAGGAGAAGCTTGTTGGATGGAATAGGTTTGGGAGTCTTGCCAACACCAACAACGGTTTGAAGTATTCCATCGAGATGCTGACCATCACGACTCAACCATTCATTGTGCGCACTTGGCTCTCGGTCTGCATAATAATCAAGGAAGACTTTTGTTCGTCCCTCTGAATCGAGACCTACTTTGTAAATCTCCTCAGCATAACGATATCCAATTGTGACATACTCGAATAGATATCCGAGTTGCTCTTCCCAACTGATTGACATCTGCCCGGCATATCCATCGAAGCCATATGCCTCATTTGCGAATCGTGCCAGCTCCTCAGCTTGAGGATCATTCTCAACACCAGCCTCAAATCTCCATGTTGCAGAGAGCAAGGTTTGTCTGAGCATATGCCAAGAACGACGAACAACAGGATCAGTCCTGAGCATCTCCTCAGCAGCACGAACCCACGAGAGACCGGTGAGGCTTGTGTTCTGTTCATAGCCTGAGATGGTACCACCGGACAGTTGAGTTCCTGTGATACCCATGGTTTTAAACCTTGGATACTTGGCTCTTAAATGCCTTGGTGTCTCATCATCTTTCATTATGATACCCTTGGTGATGTTGATCACTTTGGGTATATTATCATTTTGATACCACTATTTGTCAAATATTATCTTTTTGATATTGTTCCTCCAAGAGTGATTTGACAATCTCCATGAATAGTTTGACTGACTCTTCAAACTCATGAGGAGGGAATCCTTGACTTGGTTCAATGATCATTTTGTAAGTCAGATCAAGGATGACTTTTTTCTTTGTTTCATTCATTTGTATTCTCTTAATAGATCTCTCATGTATCTCGACTTGGAAAAGACTGTATTCTTATTGATGCCTGTGATCTTGCTGATATCTTCAGCAGTGTACCCAACGGCTTGAAGTTTCAATATCTCTTTATGTCTACACATCTTGATCAATTGCCTGCAATATACAAAGTCAGTTGAATCATGAGACTCTTGTGGTTTGTACTTGTCTCCATAAGTCATCAAAGCTCGCTCCTTGATCCCCTCTCTGCGTACATTGTTCAAGTGGATCCTCTTCATGACAACCTTGATCCATCCACGAAAGTTTTTCTCTTTGTAATATGACTTATGATCCATGATCCTCACATATGTATCTTGCATCAAGTCAAGTGCATCGTCAGGATCTTTTGTGAATTCGAGAGCGACAGCATACATGTATTTGCTTTTATAAAGCTTCATTAACTCTTGGTTGATCATTTAAAACTCTACTTTTCTTGAAGAGCCAACTCTGACCTTTCGATTAGGTTTGCTCTTTGGTTGATAGTTGCGGGATGACTCTGTCCAATGATGGAAGATACAATCATATCTCAGAGCATCAAGAGGATCCTCGCGTCCATCTTTCTTTGGTTGTTCTTTGTTATCCCAAGCATATGAGAGAAGAGCTTTTCTGATTGAGTTGCCACTTGCTCTCTCTCCTTTGTCCCATACTTCACGAGTGATCAAGTACTTTCCAGAGTTGAAAGCACGCTTCAATCTTTGCACTCCATTGAGTACGTCAATCCTCACCGGGTCCGTTGTCGACCTCATTGGCAATCCTATTCCTCCATCGTCGGGATGCTTGCGAATCATACGAAAAGCTGAGAGTCCTGTATGATCTGATCTTGCTTTTCCGGCCTTGTCTGCCACACCTGTGTCAAGCCATACTCGTGAAGATGGTGCCATTGACATCAAGGCACGAGGCCACGCAAAAGCAAGAATCATCTGACTGAGCTGCTCGATTGTCACTTCCTTGGGATTGAATTCATGGATAATGATTGAGGCTTCTCTCACCTCATCATATACGATGACCAACACACTTGGCTTCCGGAAGCCCCAGTCAATCGCTATTCGTCCTGTCATGGATGGATCATACTTGAAGTCATCAATGATATGTTTCTCATGATCAAACTCAGAATACACCAAACCACTTGGAGGCTTTGGTTTATTCATGACCATGGCCTCACGTTCATCAGGAGGGAGGAGCTTTGTTGCTTCAAACCACTCCTCACTCAAGTTGTCTTGATTGACATATGATGAATAAAACAAAGGTTGATACTCTGCTTTCTCTGCCATCTTGCACCACCAAGCATCAATGACAGGAAGCCCAACGAGGATCATGATTGGACTTGGTCCACTTCTCAAACGACCAAGAGCCTTGTGAGCAACCTCGGAAGTCAAGGTCTGACATTCATCGATCATGCAGACACCACTCGTTACGTTGAGACCCTCGAGAGGATTGTGAGTTGCTTCTCTTGTACCAGGTCGATAATACGAGCGACACCAAACAGTTGATCCATTCTCAGTGTCTGTCCACAATTTATTCGTGTGATTGTATGTCCATCCAAGAGGAGCAAGCCACTTCTCCATTTCCGGCATGAGGACCGAGTTATATCTTGGGGTTGTGTCAGTCACCATCAAAGATGACATGCCCGGCCTCATCTTGGAGACGAGCAACATGGAGAAGACAAGTGCTGAGGTCTTACCACTTCCCCATCCACAACGAGCCGCAATGATCTTGTCTCTTTGTCCGATTCGTTTGATGATCTCTGTTTGTAGCTCATTGGGGTTGATGTCAATCATTTCTTTGGTTTCAATCCTTTGGTGGAGAGTGCTTGTTGTACTTTGGTGTAAAGGTTGTATCCAAGCAATGATCCCATGAGTTCATCCTTGGTCACTTGGCTATCGACTTTCAATTGAGGATAACGCTTGACGAATGCCATCTTATGAGCATGAGCAACCTTGATATCAAGAGTAACAACTTGTTGAATCTCATCCTGGATTATTTTACGTCGCTTGTCACCTCCCTTGTAATAACTTACAAAGTAAGCTTCCATTTGCTTGAATAGGTCATGTGATGGATCTGCCCAAATCGTTGTCCCACTATTCGAGACCTCGGATGTCAATGGATATGAGAATCCATTGAAGCCGAGATATCGACAATCATCTTCTCCGGTTGCAGATTCCCAAATGACTGAGGCCATCAAGTCTCTTTTCTTCTTCTCTTGCATGCTTGCCTTGTTCAACTTGTCAAGCTTCTCTTTCATCTTCTTGCTGATCTTGGGAGTCTTTGGATCTGATCCAGTGCTGTCACCTTTCTCGGCTTTGATTGGAAGTTGCAACTGATCTTGTCCATCCTTGTCATATGCAAGTTGATCCTCAAGTTCACGAGTCACTTTGAGCTTGAATAAAAACTTGTACTTATTGAAGATCTCCTCATCTGAATGCTTGAAGTTCATTTTCTTTTTCAGTGCATTGTCAATCAAGTCAGATACTTCTTGAGGCATATTATCAATAAAGAATTCTCTCACTTCTTTGAGGTCAAGGACCTTGGTCTCTTGATCCTTGTTGCCATCTTCCATCATGAGAGTATCACGGCCCTCATTGGGGAACACTCCATAGTTTGTCTTTGGATCATACTCAGGAGGGACAACGATGATCTTGACTTGACTCATGACTTCATCTGCAATGATTCCCCATTGTCTTGATGCACGTTTGCCGGTCTCAAGATTGTATAATTCATTCTTGTATTTTACTGCAATGAATCCATTGTTATATGAAGTTATATCGAATCTTTTATTTATTGCTTCATATTTTATTGTTTGATTAACTTTTGTGATAGGTTCTTTGCTGATATAAGTAATAATTTTAAATTCATTAAAATCAAGCGTTTGAATCTTTTTAAAGCCAAGATGTAAAGATTCATAATCAAACCCATGAGAGACCTTATAACGGAACTTACCTTTATGATAATGAGCCGACGATATAATTGTACTTAAATCATAAAATCTTTTATTGATATAGTAGTTATATGCTGAATCATTTAATAGTTTACCACGAGCATCCTTGCACCAAGTTGAATCATGCTGATGCATTCCACAAAAATATACAATTGTTCCTTGATCCTCAATGATATTGTATCTTCTTTTCTCAGCATTCCACCACTTGACTCCCTCGAATCCTCCCTCATCTTCATAGGTTGCTTCAAGCTCTTTCAATGATACGACTTGCTTATAAACAAACTCATACTCTCCATCATCTTGTCTTTCATATACAGGTATATGACGAACTCCAAATTGTTTGGCTTTCTTGTTGTAACACAACCAAATCATATTTCCGTCTTTTGACTCTTTGGTCCATGAGATAAACACAAGACCATAATGATTGAAGCTTGATGCCGTTGCTTTGATACCAATACCAAAGTTATCATGATGACCTCCGGATACCTTGGATGATGAATTGTATTTATTGATGTATTGCAAGAGTTCTTTTGCATTCATACCGCAACCATTATCAACGATTGACAATCTTTTGACTCCACCTGGCAAGGAGGCATGATCTTTCATTGCAAGTGGACAAGGCTCAACTCGGACACGTGTTGCACCGGCCTCGATTGCGTTTTGAATTGCTTCTCTCAAGAATTGCATAGGTGCGACTTGTCGACCAAAGCGAATCATTGTTGATGATGGTGAATCATCTTTGATTGGTGTGAATTGACTTCTTTTCATATTCATGATATTTCCTTTTGTATTACATTTAACTAGGGCGAGTGGATGTATAGATAGCACTGATCAGTCTTCCTTTTGCTGGTCAGTGCTTTCTTTTTTGATGATGTGATTGAGCATACCTGCCACGACATCGACACCAGTTTGTTTTGTGACGTTGACATCAAGCTCTCTCTTTTGTCCCCATCGTTGAGGATAGCGTCTTTCGAGGATCCAGGCAGCGGCCCTCCAATCTCCATATTGAGTAATCTGATCAAGGAGATTCGCTTCCACGTCTGACTCGGTTGCATTGACGAACTCTTTGAATTCAGGGATCTCTTCCATCCAACGATAATATGTTCTCTTGTTGATATTGGCAGCTTGACAAGATGCTTCGATAGTACATCCTTTTCTCAAGTATGTGCAGATCACCATCGCAACATCCTCAGAGTATTTGTATCTCTCACGCGTGTGCGATGACTGCGTGACATTCGTGACATTATCTTGATGAGACATGGCTTCTCTCTTTCCAAATTCAGTCAAAAGCTTTGTATCCATTGTATCAATCTTTCGTGAATGTATCACTTGGATATTTTTTCCAAGGTGAGTTGATTGGATGATTTTGAGCCGGTAGAGTCTCCCACTTGTAATCACTCTCAGCAGGATTCTCAGTCTTATCCCAAGTCCATGGATCAAGAACTTCAACCTGTGGCTTTGGCTTTGGTTGAGTCTTTCGCTCTGGTCGAGTATGGAATTCAACACTTCTCATAAGTACAGACCAATCATATTTCGTCTCACCATTGTGATCATATGATCTGCACTCCATTTCTCCATGAACTGAGATCTTGCATCCTTTTGTCAATCCCTTGATACAACGATCAGCCAATTCACCAAAGCATACTACTTTGAACCATGTTGTATTCTCTTGACCATTATAATGTTTTGTGACTGCTACATTGAGCTTGCACATTGCTTTCCCTGATTGTGTTTGCTTGGCTTCCGGATCGCGTCCAAGATGGCCACAGATATGAATATGATTGTATCCCATGTTAATCCTCGATTCTGTCTTTGAGATAGTCTCTTTGATAAGAGAGTTGATTTTGTTGTTCTTGAAGACGAGTGATTCTCTCATCCAAGATCTTGATTTTGTCAGCGACTTCAATTGAATCATTGTTCTTTTTATGATCCTCAATCATTTGACGTATGACTTCACTGATTGAAAGTCTTTGCTGGTATGCAAGGTATCGAAGATAATCATTTAAATTATCATCAACTTGAAAGGTAATAGTTGTTTTCATTGTTCCTCCTTTGTGTTAACATCTCATCTATTGTCTATTAAGTCAATAAATATTTATGTTATTATCTAAAGAGGTACTTTAATGAAAGAAAACAAGATGGATGGACTTGGGTTTGTGGATCTGATTGATCAGATGGGGGATTCACTCTCGATTGTAAATGCTGCTCGTGTCAGCTTTGGCAAACGTCACACCGGTGCATTGAGACAACAAGATCGAAAGCTCATCAAATACTTATGGAATCACAAACACACATCTCCATTCCGACACGTGACATTCACATTCCACATCAAAGCTCCGATCTTTGTTTTGAGACAATGGCAAAAGCATCAAGTAGGATCAACATTCAATGAGATTAGTGGAAGATATGTTCGATTTGATTATGAGATGTATCAACCTCACCAATGGAGAGAGTCTGCTGAGAATGTCAAGCAAGGATCCGGAGGACCATTGATGAATCAGAGTGAACCTGCTGATCTTTACAAGTGGGCTGTTCAACATCAATATTTCATATACAATCAATTGCTTGAGATGGGTGTGTGTCGTGAGCAAGCTCGTCTCGTGCTTCCATTGTCAACATTCTCAGAATGCTATTGGACCTGCTCTTTACAGGCACTCATCCACTTCTTAAGGTTGAGACTTGCAAAGGATGCACAAGCTGAGATCACTTATTACGCTGAGGCCATCAAGTCAATTCTTGAGAGAGATGATGACATGAGATTCGTCCTTGAGGTTTGCTTATGAAGTGGTCAGAGCATTGGATGAAACATGCTGTACTCATTGCATCAATGTCACCTTGTCCACGTGGTCAAGTAGGAGCATTCATCATTGATGAGAATAACAATCCAATCTCAGCCGGCTTTAATGGTCCTCCTCGAAAGTCAGAATCCAATCTTTGTGGAAGTGGGAACCGTTGCTTGAGAAATTGTCAATCAATCGAGTCAGGTACAAGAACGGAAGTTGGATGTCATCATGCTGAGCAGAATGCAATCTCGAACGCTGCTCGAAAAGGAGTGAGGCTTGAGGGAGCTTGGATGGTTGTCTCAGTGCCTCCTTGTTTGGCCTGTGCTAAGTTGATTCATCATGCTGGCATCAAACGAGTTCATGTTTTAGATTGCGAATACTCTCAAGATGGTGTAAATTATCTTTCATTCAACGGGGTGGATGTGTTTTTTTCAAACTGAAATATATGATGATGAGTGCAGTTTTTCATCTTGCACATCACCCCCTTGAATCATTGTCCCCATACAGATTGTTTGTTCAATGGCTTTCTTCTGTCTGGTCCTGTAATCTGAATCGGATGCTGAAACATCTCTTGAAGTCTTGAGAGTGCAGCATAATTGTCTTCAAATAATGTTTCTTTGAGTGCAATTGGAAAGATGTTTGTTGTGATGATGACCGCCATTCGTCCCGCTTTCCATCTCTCATAGATTGATCCAATCAACTCAATGGTAGTATTACGAAACCAATCAGAGTATTTCTTGACACCTCCACCAAGGCCACCAAACTCATCGAGTAATAAAACATCAACATCATGCAAGAAATAGTCGAGATGACTTGATCCTGTCTTCTTTGCCCACGACTTTTTCTCTGCTTCAAATGCTCGATAGTGATGAGCATACTTGACTTTGAATCCATCTGCTACCTTGTGTTTTGCAATGATATATAATAGTGATGATTTGCCATTGCCGGGTTGACCATACATCATGAATGATGGTGGTGAGGTTTGACCATCCCAATTCATGATCTCATAAAAAGCTCCTTGTTGATTTGGACTGTCAAACTCATATGATGAAATACAAGCGTTGAGAGCATCGTTGGGAAGTCCAGCACGAAGCAAACGATTGAGAGCTTTTCTGAGCTTTCCACAATTGCGACATAAGATTGCATTTGGATGAATGCCATCTCTCACATACTCATATCCCTCAACACATGAATTGCAAAGAGGATCGTTGATTGCAAGTGAACGATTACGACCTGCACGAATCAAACCATTGAGGTGAAAGTAATCAGCATCAAAGTTTGTCCAGTCATGATGTTCAGGAGGCTCCGGTTTTGTTCGTCCTTGATCCTCAAGGATTGCTTTGAATGAATGTAGTAATACTTTTAGTTGTTCACTGTCTCCAAGTCTTTTCATAATTATCTCCATGTTCTTTTGATTGGTTTGGTTGAATCGTAAATGTCAAAGTCTTCTCTGATCTCTTTCTTTTCAAAAGTATCTCTGACTCGTCGGATTGCAAATACATTGTGATCTTGCTTTGAAATATCATCTTTGTTCCAACGTCGCTCCATCTCAAGTCTCCTATGCTTTGCACTGAGAACATGAAAAGGAACCTTGCCTCGTTCATCGACCATATAAGAAAGACTTTCAAAAGGTTGTGATGAAGTATGTTCAAGAGCTTCTTGTTTGCTCACCATCTCAAGATCATCTTTATTGATATTTATTGTATTATTATTGTTCTTATTGATATGAGTGTCATTTTGACATTCACTAGATGTCATTTTGTCACTGTCCACAATGTCATTTTGACATTCACTAGATGTCATTTTGTCACTGTCATTTTGACACTGTGTCATTTTGACACTCCCTTTTTTTAAAGTTAATGTTTTGAGATCAACATCAATGATTGTCTCGCTAGGTTTTGAATTAACTTTGATCCATCCAAGATTCTTTAATCGTTGAATGATTCTGTGTAGTGTTCTGAGATTCACATCATACTTCTTACTTATGTATAATAATCTGACTGATCCTCTCCAGGTAGACCAATCAACATTCTTGAGAATGCAGATCATCACAAACTTGTCAGCTGGCTTGACTCCTCTTGCTTGCATGACAAGTGATTGCACTTCGAACTCATTCATTGTTTTCTCCATGATTGTTGGTTTGCATGATTCTCTTATATATACGAGTTGACCTTTTGTCAATTTAATTTAACTTTTTTTATAATTTTATTTGACATTGCTTTTTTTCTCATGTAAGAAACTTCATATCAACACAAAACAATCATGGAGACAACATGAGCAGACTCAAGAAAACAGTTAAAGCAGCACTCGCCAAAGAGGGATACACGGTTGCCGATCTTGCTCGACGTATGGAAATACATCAATCAAGTCTTTCAAAATATTTAAGAGGAGACATGAGAATGGATACTGCTTTGAGAATTGCTAGATCATTGGCAGACATGACAGGCTATCATCTCACTCTCAACGACTTTAGAAAGGACGAGCAATGAGATTCTCATTCATTGATACATTCGAGAACCCAACAACAGGAGAGATCTTTGAGATCAGTCAGATCTTGGAATGTGATGAGAATCACGATGGAGATCCAAGTCGTGACACAACAACATTCTCATATGTTCTCTCAGGTAATCACGCCACAGAGATCGAAGTGTTTCACTTTGAACTCATCCAACTCATTAACAATCAAAATCTATTGGAGCTTTAATATGTTGTATTTTATCGCCTTACTTTTAATTATTGTCATCATCATGCTTTGGAAAGAGGATGCACCAATTGAGATCAGCAAGTATTCAAAAGTAATAAATCATGATATTGCTCGATCTATATTTGAGGCCATGTCTCGCATTGAGATGAGAGAAGATGAAGACATTCAAGTATTGATCAATCAAGGCAAGATCACAAAAGCAATGATTGAGAAAGCAGCAGATCAAATTCTATTTGAGGGAGGAGAGTTTCCAGCTGAGGAACTGTCTCTCGATGGTCGTGACTTTGCAAAGCTTGTCACTTTGTATGATCAATACATTCGATCAGCAAGCAAGCAAGAAGTCACTTACTTACTCAATACTTTATTTTAAAACAATCATAATCATGGAGAAACTTATGTTAAATCAAGACACAATCAACCTCATTCAAAATCTTTCAAAAGGTCCCAAAGACTTTGATGATAATATGAAAGCAGTCCTTACCTTTGGTCATCTCTTTGAGAATAATGTTGCTGTCACCTTGGCAAATACATATGTGATCAGTGGCAAGCCTGCTCTTAATGCTGACGCAATGGCTGGTGTCGTTCGTCGATACAAGGATCATGATGGTGTGAAGATCTGTGCTTACATTCGAGTCGTTGAACTTAATGAAGACTTATGTACAATCGAGAC